GCCAGCGTGATGCTGTTGGAGACGTCGAGCTCGATCGTGTCCGTGTTGCGGTACGCGATCATGCGCCCAATGGCGACGTCGCCGCCTGTGCGCGTCCATGTGCCGTCACCAGACCCAGAGCGGATCTTGTACCACATGGCCCCCGAAGCAATTGAGCCCGTGGCATTGACCGTCGTGTTGCCGGTGTTCTGCTGCTCGATCAGCGTCCACCCCGCACCGCTGGGCGGGGTGAATGCTGCATTCGACCGGTAGCCGATGCCGACGACGAGCAGATCGCCGTCGGAGCACCCTGATGGCTCAGTGAGGGCAACGTCGCCCGATGCGACCGTGACCGCAGAGGAGACGCCAATGAAGTCCCACGCCATGGCCTGCCCTTAGGCGAGAGTCAGAACGCCGTTGGTTGCGTCGCAGTCGACCGTGAAGGTCTCGCCGATCTGCAGCGTGATCGCAGAGCCGTAGTCCCACCACCCGATGAGGGGGTCGGCGGGGCTGGTTGGGGTGTCGTTGTACAGCACGGCGTAGCGGAACGGACCGATCGTGCCACCAGTGGCCGTCCATGTGGCCGGGTCGGCCAGGACGAGCTTGTAGGTGCCGCCAGTCTGGGCCGACGACGACTGTGCTGCGGTGTTGCCGCCCGCAGTGTAGCCATTGCCCGCCGAGATCTCGGCGAGGTCGGCCAGAACCGCGTCAGCTGCCGCGTCCGGCGCGTTGTTGGTCAGATAGACCTTCAGCGTGTCAGAGGCGAGGTTGTGGACCTTCTCGGCCACGTGCTCGACGAATGCATTGAACTTGTTGAACGTTGCCACTGGATTTTCCCTTAGTCAGACTTGGACATCTTTCGACGCACACCAGAGACGCGCCCTTCCGGATCGCGCACGACCTCGTTTTCTGCGGCGAGGAGCTGCGCGATCGAGCTGTTCTGGGCAATGAGCTGGCGCATCATCTCCATCATCGCCCCGGAGTTGTCCTCCTTGGGGGTGGACTGCGCATTCACCAGCCCTTCCAGCAGAGCTTTCAGGTCGCTGTCGCCAGTGGCCGGGGCCTTGGCAGCCTCAGCGCCTTCACCAGCCGCCTGAGCGTGCTGCGCGGCTTGGGCATGATCCCGCTCACGGTGCATGAACTGCTGATCGGCTTGGCGCGCGGCGCTGGCGATCTGGAGATTCTCCTTCGCCACGTCAAAGCGCATCTCCATCGCCTTCATCTGCTGCTCCATGCGGGCCTCGAAGACCTTGAGCATCGCATTCAGCTGGAACTCGCGCTCCTTCAGTGCGATCTCGGACTGGGTCTTTGCGGCCTCGACAGCGGCATCGGCCTTGGCCTGGAGAGCCTCGATCTGGGTCTGACGCTCCATCTTGGCCTGCTCAAGAGCATTCTCCTGAGTGCGCGACTCCTGCTCGAGTTGGTGCTTCAACTTCAGCTCGGTGACCTTGGGGTCTTCCGGCGCGGGCGGCGGAGGCTCGGACTCGGGGTCGTTGAAGTAGAGTTCCGGCGACTTCATGTCCGCAAGCAAGACGAGCTGCTTGGCCGAGTTGTAGAGGTGCTTCGGCTTGACCAGATTGAGCTGCGGAACTGCTATGGCCTCCTTCTGCTGCTGCATCAGCACGAGCAGCGACTGGATCTGCTCCTGCCGGGTGCCAGAGCCGAGGCCCACGTTCGGCGTCATGTCCTCACGCAGATCCCAGGTCTTGGGATCGACCTTGACCCACTTGTTGCGCAGCCGGACAGTGTCGGCCTGATCCTGATTTTTGCGCAGGATCGAGTGGAGCAGCTTGAACAGGTCCTTGATGCCCGTCTCGGCGAAGATGCGGGCGATGAGCTTGGTCTTGGCCTGAGCAGCATTGAACGCGGTGCCCACAGCCTTGGCAGTCTGGTTCTGGAGCACGTCGGCATCCAGCCCTTGACCCATCTTGCTCACGCCGGTGCGGAACTCACGGTTGCCGTCCACGTACTCCAGCATCGGGAACGCGAACGGGCCGATCGGGTTGTTCTGGATCGGGATGACGGTGCCGGGAGTCTTCACCCGGATGAAGCCCCCAACCCGGTTGCTCAGCAGATCCTGGATGGTGTCCTTTGTGCTGGTCTGCTCAGCGACCTCGTACCTGTTGTTGTTGGCAAGGTAGACATTGTCCAGCAGGCCCCGCAACAGCGCGGTCTTGATGCGCTGGATGTCCAGAACCAGGTCAGCAAGGCTCTTGCCGAAGACCCGGTGTGTGACGATGATCGGCGTCATGCCGGCGAACGGCACCTCATCAAGAGCGCTGATGGCGGGCTTGCCCTTGAACGTGAGCACCTCACCCGTCTCCGAGGTCACGACCTTGTAGAGCCCAGCACGGTTGTTGAGCTCGTAGTCCATGACGATGTAGTGCTCAAGCACCTCGACCTGCTGGTTGGCCCAGTTGGAGGTGTTGCCGGACGAGTCTTCCTCGCTGACCGTGTTGCGCGCCACAGCCTGAGCTTCGTAGCTGCCAGCCCAAGCTGTGAGGCCCTTGATCTCCGCAACGTCGTATCCCTGCTCGACCAGATCCTTGCGGTATGGATGCGTGACGTGGCAGCAGTAGCCAGAGTCGCGGAAGTTGCGTGCGTTGCGGTCGATCAGGAACTCTTCCGGAGGGACGGGAGCAACCTTGGCGTAGCACTTCTTGCGCTTGCGGACGAGCACGTAGCTGTGGAGCGTGCGCGGGCCTGTCGCCTCGGCTCCTTGCGGGAGCGGCGGCATCTGTGCATCACCACCGAGCGGACCACCGAGCTGTGGCGCGCCAGCCTGCAGAGCCATCGGGGAGGCTCCGGCCATCGGGTCGTTCGGAAGGGCCGGAGGTAGGCCCATACCCACGCCGGGGAGGCCTTGAGGCACCAAAGGGTCGCTGCTCTCTGCCTGATCTGGAGCGCCATACTCGTCCTCCTCCATCTTGTGGTCGACGATTTCGTACCGTTCGTCCATGGCATGGACGAAGAACACATCGTCAGGCTGGTTGCGGAAGGTCTGACGCTCGACAGTCTCGACCTCTTCCCACCAGGCCTTGACCACGCCGAGCTTGCTCAGCAGAGCGTCCTTGATGAAGGTGTACAGCACGACGAACCCGTCGTTCTTGTGCATGAACACGTGATTGACGTAGTCGGTCTCCTGCTCAGCCGCGTCGACGTCCTCCGGACCGTGAGGCTCAAAGCGCACCACCGAGTCTCCGCCACAGAAGATGTCCATGAGGGTCGGCATGATGCCCTCAACCACCTCCATGACGTCGGAGCTGGTGGCCGATGAACGACCGGGCGCGACCCGCATGTCATTCATCTCGCCATTGTAGTACTCCAGCGCCTGAGTGCGCTGCGTCGTCAGGGTCGAGCTGTTGTCGCCGCCCAGCGACGAGTTCTTGGACTGCATGACCAATGCCGACACATCACCGACATCCATCTTTGTGCGCTTGGTCATCAGACGATCCCAATGTCAGGATACTTGATCGAGCCTGAGAACCGGCTGCTCTCGGTGACTGGCTCAGCAAAGGTCAACGCAACAGCGTCCCACAGGTCTGGCGAAGGGACGCCGCGCCTGCGCATGTCCTCCTTGCGCTCAAGCTGAACACGGGAGGAGCTGTCGTACTTGTAGGTCGGCCCGCAGGCGTCGGCCTGAAGGTCGTCAAGGTCAGGCACCTGCACGCCCGCTGGCTGGCTCAGCCACTCCTTGCTTTTCATCCACATCTCGGCACGCCGGTTGAGCGGACCTCCGCCCTCGGCAGGAGCTGGGTCGAAAGGCGCACCACCAAAGTTGATGGCCGTCACCACGTCGTCGTGCCCCATCTCGATGAGCCGGTCGAACACGCCCGCTCCGACGCCGCCCACGTCGATGAACACCTTGGCAGGAGACTCGTCCTGGATGATGCGGTTGACCCAACCGGCCATCTGCATCGTGTCCATGCCCTGCTTGCCGACGACCTTGATCAGCTTGCGGCCGCGCCGCCACGCAACAGCAGCACGGTCCTTGCCCATCCATGCCGGGTCGACACCGATGACCAGCGGGCCTGACTCAGCCACACGCGCCTTGCGGGCCTTCACCACCAATGGCGCAGGGATGAAGCTGTCGTGGCCCGTCATCTGGAACGCCTCAGCCGCCGTGGCTGGGTATTCCTGCTTGAACAACACAGGGTCGTTGTTGAGCTCGATGGTGCGGTAGCGCCGCCACGCAATCTGGCTCTCGGTCAAATCATAGGCGTCGGCGTACTCGTGCTCCTCCTCGGTCATCGCGAAGTCAGGGCCAGGAGCGCGCTGGTACTCGTCCTGCCAGTACCACGGCACGAAGATGGCCTGATAGTCGGATATGCCACTCTCAGCAGCCCGCCAACGCTGGTGGAAGAAGTTGCCCACGCCGTTGGCTGTGCTTTCCAGGATTACCTCAGTGCCAGCGACGTCAGGCACAGCCTGAAGCACCCCGGCAGCGTGAGTGTCTGCGTTCGGCCAGAACGCCACCTCCGAGCCGTGGAACATCTGGATCGTCGAAGAGCGTCCCACACCCTTGGTGCCAGCTGTGCCCACCTTGTAGCCGCTGTCAAGCGCGGCGAAGTACAGCTCCTTGGCATTCGCGGCTCCTGTGCTGGGCTTCAGCTCCAGAGGGCAGTTGTCGTGGTAGCGCTGCACCATCTCAAACAGGTTCTGCGTGGCCGCGTCCTCGTGCGTCAGGATGAAGACACGTGCGCCGCGCCGATGAGTGGCCTTGTGGTAGTAGCGCCCAGACACGTAGGTCGAGCAGCCCTGCTGGCGACCCTTGAGGATCAGAGCCCGCACCTTGCCGGTCTTGGCCCGCTGGTCCTCCAGGCGCTGGTGGATGTAGCGCTGGGCCTTGTTGAACTTGAATGGCAGGAGCTCGCCAGTCTTCGTGCGGATCTTGAGTGCCACAGGCGCGTAGATCGCGAGGCTGTCACGCAGCTTCTTGAACATCGCGTCATGGTCAATGGCGGCGCTCACTCAGCAGCCTCCACCTGTCCCTCGATCAGCAGGTCGTCGTTCTCCGCCTCAAGCACCAGGTTGGCGAGTCGGGCCATGCGCTGGTCCTGCGTCTCGGCAACGATGCTGGCCTCGATCTGCTGGGCCACCAACTTGTGGTGGATGTAGGGTGCCGCTCCTTGCGCAGCCTTCAACCGCAGCTCCCAGTCGAAGCGCGGGTTGCTCATCACCTCCATCATGAACTCAAGGGGCGACTTCAGCTTGCCGTCCTTGAGTGCCTTGGCGATGAAGCCCTTGGTGGTGATCTCAAACGAACCCTTGGGTCGGCCTCGACCACGGTTGCCGATGCCTGTCGCAACTGCGTGGCTTTTTGCAGCAGCACGCATCTCTTTTGCGATTGCATTCGTCTGTGAAAATGGGCGCTGGGGCATGGGACCTAATTTATGGCTGAGTGCCGAGCTTGAACTCATTTCGCCACAAAGTCAAGGGCTGCAAGTTGCTGGCCACTGGTCAACCTTTGCTGATCAGGCCACAATGCACAACGCAGCGCTGTACGCAACCAGGTGTGATTGTACTCTCGCACTCCTGAGAACTGATCAACGCCGCCCGCTGCCAGCTCAGCAGCCATGAAGCCCGGCACCACCACACACTTGAGGAACGGATGATTGACCTCTACCATGAAGACTGACTTGCCTCCAGCACGCCACAAGCGATTGTGCCACAGTATTTGCTCAGCTCTCACATCAGCCTTGACAGCATCAAGACCGCACTTGTAGATGCCGATCTTGAGCTCAACAGGTATAATGACACCATCGAGCAACAGCTCTGCATCAGGTGTACCAGGCGTGCCACCCTTGCCAAACTCGACACGATTGTGCCAGTTGGGCTTCCAACCTGCGAGTATCCTCGACCAGAACTTGCTCTCAGCTTTTGAAGCCACAACGATTCCCCCAACAATACTTGAGCTTCGCCTGGACCCCAACGCAAGTCAACAACAAGGGCCGATTGTGTGAGGGGCCGAGAACTGTTGCAAAGTGCAACTCCCTACTTCCTTCCTCTTCCTTCCCCTTAAGTCTACTTATCTGATTGACTCTCGCGGTAAGAGAAGAGTTATAGTTATTGTTGGGTTCTCGGCCCCTCAAATTTTTCTGGCGTAAAAACCCCCTTCTTGTTGTGTTCGTTGGCGAAAATCATTGTTGACTTGCGTAAGAGTAACTCCTAACCTAAAATGCAACTTAACTTTGGAAAAGGAGAACGACCAATGAGGCTGGAACTTAGCTTATCGTCGAAGGAGAATTACAGAGCCTACAAGCGCGCCCGTCAGACGCTAATCTCACGTAATCTTGCGACGAAGCGCGGCTGGCGGTCCACAAAGCCAGAACACTTTGAAGCCCTTTATCAGAAGACGCTGGCTGCTTTGCAGCAGGTCATTGCCGACCCCGAGGCCCGGCGAATGTTCATCGGCTACTTGCCTTGGGTTCAGGCACAGGCCATGGCTTACAACCTTGATCGCAAGGAGCGTGATCACAATCGGCTCAAGAACGACTTGCCGCCAATCATCAAGGCCCAGCAAGAGTTGGAGATCGCTGCTTTGCGGCGCAGCATTGAAGATCTCAAGAGCCAGGAACACGAGCTGGACAAGCGTCTTGTGAAGGAAGCCTTTCTCGAGGCCAGCGTCAGGCAATACCTCACCAAGCTTGAAGAGCGGCACCTGGCACTGATCGGTCAGAAAAAATACAAGCGCACAAAGCCCGTTGAGATGGCTGAAAAGCACAACGTCTCTCTGCAAAGGATCAGGGAGGAAGAGAGGCGCCAGAAGCTGTTGGATGATGATGCTTACTGGGCGGCTCGCAACAAAAAATAACCCTGCGACCCTCCTTTACTTCTGCGTTGCGATGGCGCATGATACTCTTGCGCTGAACAGCGCCCAACCTCAAGGAACCTAAGCCATGAACAAAGCCCGCGCCGCCAAGATCGCAAAGCTCGCCGCCTCCCTCCAGGAAGTCCACTCCATCCTGGAGGAGCTCCGGGACGAGGAGCAGTCAGCCTACGACAACATGTCCGAGTCCCTGCAGAGCTCTGACCGGGGCCAGGCCACCGAGGCCGCAGCCGGGGAGCTCTACAACGCCACCATCTCCCTCCAGAGCGTGATCGACGCTCTGGAGAACGCCATCAACGGCTGAAAATAAATTGTGCGATTTGTCGCAGGAGGGATTTACTTCTCTCCTGCGATGGCGCATGATATCCTTGTTGCTGAGACGAACCCTCAAGGAGCCCACCATGAACGCGAACTTCGAATCCTTCCTGCCGATCTCTGGCCCCCAGCTCGTCTCCAAGCTGATGGGCACCCGCACTGAAGGCACAGTCGAGCTGACCTTGAATGGTGAAACCCGCCGCGTCCCCTGCGTGCTGTGGGATCAGGAGCGCTTCGGCTACTCCCTCGCTTTCCGGGGCCTGATCGCCGAGCACAATGGCCGCACCACCAACGATGCCGAGCTGACCTTTTGGGAGAATGGTCACGTCGGTTCCCACTGCTTCAAGAACGTCCGCTTCGGCTGACGCAAGAAAGAGAGGTAGAGGCCCTTTTTGGGCCTTTACTTCTCGTTCAGGTTCAGTCATACTCTCTCTGTCGACCCCGACCACCTCAAGGAGTTCTGCCCATGCCCCGCCCCAAGACCAACGGCATCAAGCTCTCGGCCGACTACCTCTCCCTCCGTGCCGAGGGGAGAATGGGTGCGCCGATGAAAAGCTGTGACCAGTGCAAATACGCAGAGTGGGCAAAGACGTCTAACGGGCGGCTCCACCCAAACAAGCAGGGGCGCTGCAAGTTTCTTGAGCGCAAGCCGTTGGACCTCAGACTTCCGAATGCCTTCTACTGGCCGTGGATGACAGCACCAAGCCCCAACGGGGGAGCAATAGAGCGCGGTCAAATCTACAAGGACGACTGTGTATTTGGAGCGCGAAGCTGATGCGGCGAGACCCTGACCATCGACACAATCACAGCCCGCCAGCGCGCCCGTGCTCGCTCAACCATGAAGAGGTTCTGGCCATGATCAGAGAGGCCATAGAGACCGCAGGGTTCGTCCTGCTAGCACTCGTCATCGTCGGGTGCGCAATCGCCTTTGGAGAACACCCATGACTGACGACGCTCTGATAGAGGCGATGGCGAGGGCGATGCTGGAGGCGGGCGGGTTTGAGTTCTGCAACGATCCGTCCCAGTGCAGCTTGAACGTCTACGAGTTGACTTGCGAGGCCATCGCAGACGCCCAGCACGCCCTCGCAGCCATCCGCAAGACACATGCTGTGGTGCCGAGACTATCGCCAAAGCCATCAGGAAGATGGAGCCCCAATCCCCCAGCTCCAACCCAAGAACCCAGCCCGTGACCACGGCTGTCCGTTTATCACACACTCAAGGAGGACCCAATGAAGCTCTGGACGCCGCCCCAACAGAAACGCCGGGTGAGGGACTGGCTGCGTGAGCCGGCAGCGCCCGCTGCCTATGCCGAGCCTGCCCTCAAGAGCATCCAAAGTATTGCTGCTCAGTCTGGCCACACGCTGGCAAGTCTAGCAAACAAGTCTGGAGTATCCCGCAGCACACTGCGCAACTGGTTCAGCGGAAAGACCATGCGGCCACAGTTGCCGACAGTCAAGGTTGTGCTCAAGGGGCTGGGGTACTCCGTCACGTTCACGAAAGATTGATGTTGACTGTGCCGAGAATCTCTGCATAGTTAGCGCTGCAACCGAGGGCGATCCCTCAAAACTCTGAAGGAATATCCAATGCCGAAGAAGCCCACGCCGAATGTGCCTGCCGAGCAGGCCAAGGCGAATCTCCCCGTCAACACTGCCACTCTCGACGCACTCGCCTCTGTCGCTGGACAGGGCTTGGAGTCGGTGCGGCGCGAGGACATCATCCTCCCCCGCTTCTCCATTCTGCAGGCACTGAGCCCGCAGGTGAACAAGCGCGAGTCCGAATACATCGAAGGCGCAGAACAAGGCCAGATCGTCAATGTGGCGACCGGCGAGTTGTTCGACGCTCTCACCGTCATCCCCGTCGCCTATCAGCGCCGTCACATCGAGTGGCGACCGCGCAAGGCCGGTGGTGGCCTGGTCAACGACTACGGCACGGACGAGTCCATTCTGACCCAGTGCAAGGTCCAGGAGAAGGGTCCTGCCATCACTCCCGCCGGCAACGAGCTGGTGGTGACGGGCACGTGGTACGTGCTTCACATCAGCCCCGATGGTGCCATGAGTCAGGCATTCATCCCCATGAGCTCGACGCAGCTGAAGGCGAGCAGAAAGTGGATGACGCTGGTCACGTCTGACCGGGTGCAGCACCCGTCCAAGGGTTGGTTCCAGCCGCCGATCTACTTCCGCAGCTACAGCCTCACAACCGTGCCGGAATCCAACGACCAAGGCAACTGGTTCGGCTGGCGGGTTGAGCGGGGCGCCACCATCCTGGATCTGCCGGAAGGCCAATCCATCATGAGCGCGGCACAGCGCTTCGCTCTGGCAGTCACCACCGGCGAGGTTCAGGCCAAGGCAGAGTCCTTTGCCGACGAGCGTCGGTCCGAGGACGGGGAGAAGTTCTGATGTCACGCTTCCGCCGAGTGTTCATGGTCCAGGAGCCATCCCGCCCCATCGATCTGGCCTCGGCGGAAGCTCTCGGCCCGCTGACGCCACTGATCGGTTCCCGCACTGTGCCGAGCCTGCAGCCCGGCATGAGCTTCCGCAAGATCTTCAGCGGCATCGAGCCATTGGGTCCGCAGGACGCTCTGTTCGCGACCGGCGGAGACCCTTTGGGAGTGTTCATGGCCGGGATGGCACTGATGGAGACGGGCTACGATGGACCACTCAACTGGCTCCGCTGGGAACGAGACAGAGACCCCGACGGCAGACGTCTTGCGACTGGCCGATACGTCCCGCTGGAATGGGATCCTTGGGGCAAGGGTGGGGGTCTTGACAGGGAGTGAGCGGGGCCGGAAGGGCGTCGTCAGGCGCTTGACATCCGGCTACGCTTGGATCAACTTTGATGGCACCCCGGAGTGGGAATGGGTGCCGGTTAAACTCAACCGCATCTTCAGGAGAACTCAAGATGAATGACGTCGACAAGCTTTGGGACGCCGCGCAGGCTGTGCCCACCGACAATCAGGTCAAGTCCCTCGCCCAGTCCATCAAGGGCATGCTCGACGCGCAGGACCGCGTCAACGGGCTGGAGGCCGCTCTGGAAGAGGCCAAGGCCGAACTCAGGCGCTATGCCACGGGTGTCGTGCCGGAGGCGTTCGCTGCTGCGGGCGTGCAGGACTTCACCATCCCCGGCGACGGCAACCGGCCGCCCTTCAAGTGCGAGGTGAAGGACCACGTCGACGGTTCTCTGCCGTCGCTGAAGGAGCAGCCCGAGAAGCGGGACATGGCGCTGACGTGGCTCCGCCGTCACGGCCACGGCGACATCATCAAGAACAAGATCGTGGTGTTCTATCCGGCCCGGTCGGACAAGAAGGCCCTGGCCCAGCTGAAGCGGCTGCAGAAGGCGGGGTGGGACGCAGAGATGCAGTCCGACGTCCCTCACCAGACGCTGAAGAAATGGGCCCGGGAAATGCTTGAGCAGGGCCAGGCCCCGGACCTGGAGACGCTCGGCCTCTGGCACGGCAAGAAGGCAACCTTGAAGGAAGTGAAGAAATGATCATCATCGGTGCCGGAATGGCAGGCCTCCTCGCAGCCCGCATGCTTGTGCGGCGCTCGCCACGGGTTCTGGAGCGTCAGCACCAGATCCCCAACAACCATCACGCCGTGCTGAGGTTCAGGACCGAGGCCGTGAGCACCGTCACCAACATCCCCTTCAAGCGCGTGCGCGTGCTCAAGGAGGTGTTCGGCGGCAATGGCATCTCGGCAGCGGTCCAGTACTCAAGAAAGGTGACTGGCCGGGCGCAGGTCCGCTCGATCATCGACACAGACCCTGTGGACCGCTTCATCGCGCCACCGGACTTCATCGCGCAGCTCGCAGCGGGCACGAACATCGAGTATGGCTACACTGTGTCCTCCGAGGACGATGACATCCGGCTGTGGCACGGCTGGCCGATCATCTCCACAATGCCGATGCCCAAGCTCATGGACCTGCTTGACTACTCCGGTCCCCGTCCGGAGTTCCGCCACAAGGCTGGGGTGGTGTGGACGGCCACAGTGCCGGACTGCGACCTGTATGCCACCATCTACTTCCCTTCGGATCGTTACCCGTTCTACCGGGCGTCCATCACTGGCGACGAGCTGATGGTGGAGCTGGCGACGGACTCCTTGCACACTCACAGTCCTGTCGACTGGGAGAAGGGAATTTGTGCTGCGTTCGGGCTGGACTGCGAGCTGTCCCCTTGGGAGATCAAGCAGCAGCCCTACGCCAAGCTCGACCAGATGACGGAGCGGGAGCGACAGTACGCCCGCGCCTTCATGCACTGGGCCACCATCAACTACGGCGTCTACTCTCTGGGCCGGTTCGCCACGTGGCGCGCGGGCTTGCTGATGGACGACTTGGTCCAGGACGTGCAGAAGATCGATCGCTGGATCGGCGCGGGCAACTACGCAGTCGCGCAGGCGATGTGATGCAGTTCCGCATCATCGCCTGGTGAAGCATCTCGACAGGCTTGATCACCCACTGGAGCCTTGTGGCAAAGATTCGCCCTGGTGGTCCATGGATGCACTGCTCCGAAGGCGGGAAAGCTCTCGCCTTCGATACGAGAAAAGAAGCAAGGCAATACATCAAATAACTGAAGGAGAGCCAAGATGGCAATCGTTGAACTGATCGACTTCACTGGCGCAGGTCGTACTGACGAAAAGTGGCATGCGGCCGACATGCTGATCTTCACCAAGAGCACCCGGCTGAGCATGACGCCGGGCCTGCTCAACCAGATCAAGGGCTGGCCCGAGGAGGCCAAGCTCGCCGAGCTCGATTACATGGCCAAGACGATCCCGAGCTCGTGGGAGTTCGTGGACTTCACCTTCCTCATCACCAACGTCACTCGTGCCGTGGCCCAGCAGGTCACGCGCACCCGCAATGCGAGCTACGCGATGCAGTCCCAGCGGGTGACCAAGATGAGCGGGGTGACCTACTCGCTGGGTGGTGCTGAAGGTGGGCCCAACGAGGCCTTCATCCGGCTGGCCTACGAATCGGCGCTCCACAACTACGAGCTGGCCGTGGAGTCGGGCGTGGCCCTGGAGGATGCGCGCGGCATCCTGCCCATCAACGTTCACTGCAACCTCGTCGCCAAGTACAACCTCCGCACCCTCAGCGAGCTCGTGCTCAAGCGCAAGAGTCTGCGGGCTCAGGGCGAGTACGTCGACATCGCCACCCAGATGGAGCAGCGGGTGGTGGAGGCACTGCCTTGGGCCGAGCCGTTCTTCGAGCCCAAGAACAGCAAGGCCGTGCGCATGGTCGAGGAGATCGCCGCCCGGATGCCCGAGCCCATCAAGCGCGACCTCGCCAAGGTCGCCGACCTCATCAAGCTGGGTGAGTGAGCAGCCATGCACAAATGG